GCTCATCTGATGGCGTCATAAAACCCAACAATGATGTACCAAGGCCAAGCGCGGCATTCATTGGATTTGGAGCCGGGGCAGTAGCAGTGCTTGTTCCACCCTGACCAGCGCCAAGGCCGGAAGCCATGTTGGCAAGACTACCCAGTGTTTGCCAAGGATAAGCCTGTTGCTGAGCAAACTGTTGATATGCAGCGGCGTTTTGAGCCTGTTGAACTGCATACGGAATAGCGCCAGCCGCCGACAGCTGTTGCGCCCCAGTCATGCCAGCGTTCTGAGCAAGATTACCAATATTGCCCATTTGAGCACCAAGCTGCCCTTGAGCGCCAAGACCAGTCATGTAGTTCTGAGCAGCGGACTGGTATCCAGTATTTGCCATGTTGCCAAGCGTCTGACCCATTGCAAGGTTTTGCTGGTTCATCAATGCGGCCTGAGCAACGTTACCGCGATCACCACCAAATGCACCTTGCTGAATTGCATTACCCTGCAACTGTTGCTGTTGCTGCTGGTTAACATTTTGCATCTGAGCCGCAGTTGCGCCCATAGCTTGTTGCATATACGGACTCATATATGCTGAAACGCCTTGACCAAAGTTCTGTGGGTTATAACCAGCCGCCGCTTGCTGTGTCATCTGACCAGCTTGCTGAAGATATGGCTGAGCAGCCTGAGAGTATTGTTGAGACTGATCAATACCGGCTTGCTGAGTAGCATTAATATCAGGGACCAATTGCCCCTGATACTGCTGATAGGGTTGCTGCTGAAGAGTTTTGCCTTGCTGGGTTATGTAATTATACATATCCTGAACGGACTGCGGAGGCGCACTCGTCGTTGTAGTAGTAGCTGAACCCTTGGAACCCATCGTATAACCCTCAATCTACTTCTTCGTCAGTAGAACCTGTTTTCGCGCCCCATAGGAAAAACGCCCCAGCGGGTTCACCAAAGTTACGCTCATATAATGCTATCTTAGCACTTGTTCTCGTATTTGACAAAACCCCAATCATCAATGGAAGTTCAAGGTCTGTTGCAACTTTCTTAGCAAATTCAATCAGTTTCTGAACCCGTGATTCTTTGGCATTACGATAATCGGGATGCACAAAGACACACATTTCTTCCAAGAACTGTTTCTCAGAATACCAATAGTTAGCCACCCGCAAGACAACCAATCCCTCTAGCTTATCTTTTGGCCCGATGACGCCAATAATACCGTTGCTTTGTGTCAATTGTGGCCACAGTGCTTCGGCAACCTTAACGTCATTAAAGTCAAACAAACCATTCTCTTTATGGACAATACGCGCCAAGTCCATAATGCCGAATAGGTCGTTTCTGGTGGCAACCCTGACGCGGGCTGGGGTAGTAATTAACTCAATTTTGCGGTTCTTTCGTGCACTCTTTGACAGACGAACACGCTTTTTAGTTTCTACAATTTGCATTTATTAGTCCTTTACTTGGGTAGGAAACATACGTTATGATCGAATCATGAAACATGATCACCTTATTTTGAACCTTCGATATGAGCCAGAAACAGGCTTGTTCTTTTGGCTTTCTGCACGACCAAGGATTCGTGTAGGCAACCAAGCTGGCTATCTAAAGAAAGATCGCGGATATACGTATATTGAGTTTGATGGAAAGTCATATGCGGCTCATCGTTTAGCATGGTTCTACGTTACAAAAGAATGGCCTAAAAATCAAATTGATCATATTAATGGTAATAGAAGTGATAATAGAATTGAAAACTTGAGAGAGGCTACCAATAGTCAAAATAGAGCAAATTCTAAATCTACAAACAAAAATGGTCTTAAAGGGGTGAAATTTATCCCTTGGATAAAAGAAGGAGGAAGATGCTGGCAGTCTCAAATTACCCATAACAAAAAAGTTCTTTATTTGGGTTGTTACCATACCAAAGAAGAAGCGCATGAAGTTTACCTTAAAAAAGCAAAAGAACTGCATGGCATCTTCTCTAGAGCCTAATCTTTACGAGGGCCGGGTAGTTTACTCAGTGTCTTTATTAAATCCTTACGAGCCAAAACGACAAAATCGTCCAAAAGATTATGCCCGTCGTCAATATCGCCACTGCCAAGTGAAGTAACAACACTAGGAGGAATAACATATTCCCCTCCAGCAGCAACAATAGGCGCGAGAGACCTGTCATTACTATTTTTATCACTTTTAGACCGCATATTTCCGCTATTTGAATTATGATCGTGACAAAGACTATCCAGAACATCAAGCCCTGCATCGGTATTTCCCTCACCTAATGCCGACACGATATCAGCCGGAATGACATATGATCCAGCCGGAACATGCATATTAAGATGGTCAGTTCGGCCAGCTACGGCGGCATGAATTGGTCCGATATGAACACGCGAATCATGCGCCGCACGATCTGAGACATCTGCATTGGTTAACGGGTCGGGAATGTCACCGCCCGATGCCTTCTTAGAACGAGCAACATTCAATGCCGCCGCTATGGCTTGATCTTGAGGATGACCAGAATGCATCATTTCTCTTATATTAGAGCTGATCGTTTTCTGTGACTTACCGTGTGCTAGTGGCATGACAACCTCAACTATAGGATACGGCTACAATCATGCCGCTTCCGGGAGTGACAACAATGCCATTATTGACAGGCATATTAATAGTGTAAATTCCAACAGTATTTGGAATTATAGCCAGACGAACACCATTTACTGCTGTAGCCACTGAATTTGCATCGTATATGGTTCCAGTAGTGGTTCCGGCTACAATGACACTAACTTTAGCAACCCATCCAATCGGCGTAGAGAAGTATGTCGCAGCAGAAACTTCATAAGTATTTACTGTTCCGGCAAGATTCTGCGTCGTGTGGTTCAAGGCGTTGATGCCTTGCACACCGTTTTTCTGGGTAGTTAGGATATCGTCTAAAGATGCGATGGTAGCCTCCTATTAAAATTTTCCGTCAAGTTGGTAACGATAACGAATCGCACCAAGACGCCAGAAAGTACCCACATCGTTAGATGATACAGCAATTGACATAAGACGCGCCCTAATACGGACTGATATGTATTCAGTCGCCTGTGTCATGGTATATGGACCATAAGCCGTCACAGCATCGCCGGGGTAGTTCGTCACATAAAATGTGATTTTAACTGTAGCGTTCTGCGTACCGCTATAAGTTCCCCACTTCATGTCTGGCCAAATTTGATCAATGAAAATCAAATTATCCGCCTCATTCAGTTGGAAAAAACCAGTTTGGAACGAAGACAGCATAGCAGTGGTTGAAGTTCCACTTGCTGCGTCATTTCCTATTTCGTGCTGATAAAGATAGTTATCAGAGCCAGCACCAATGGGAGGCCCAAGAACAGATTGATCAATCCAAGCAGTACGGCCAAGAGTACCATAGTCCCACTGTTGGAGGACTGTGTTGTATTTGACATAAGAGTCATTCTCCGTCGAACTTGCCGATGGATAATACCAAGTTACTTCGTTGAACTGAGAGTTAACAGCGCAACATACCTTATTAAGATATGACGTATTAATGTTCTGGAAGATAACATCCCAAATTGGACATGGGATACTCTGTGGGCCAGAACCCATTGACATAAAGAACTGCTTTTGGCTCATCCAAAAGATAGCACCATTAAGTTGGCCAATGCAGTGACGCGATATAGCGCCGCAGTTTGATCCAATTTTATTGAAGCCATAGACGAATGGTGCGCCAACATATTGCATGGCCCACAGATCAAGATCAGTCCAAAGCAAACCTTGCTGTGGCCCTTGAATACCAGCAACAATCTTAGAACCAGTAGGAATGCGATATGAACCAGCCTGATTGGTGGGCGTGGCATTCCACTGGGTGAAGTCGTCGATGTCTGACCAGCGGATAAGGAGGGGGTCGGGTGACAAGGTAAATGACGACCCATAAGCTACAATCTGGCGCTCTGGCATGGCGACGAAGATGCCGCTGTTTACCAGTGGGCCATTGCCGCCGACGATTTGCGCATTTTGCAACTGGCCGCCGGGCTGCCAGTAATAGACAGCGCCACCTGCTGGACACGCGATTAGGTCTTGGCCGAAGTTGTCAAGCGTCCAATCGGTAGCTGTGATAGGCGTTCCGGGCACCGAAGGCTGGGTCGTTCCGACACCGAAGCCGCCAGTGCCGAAACCGCCGACGCCGAAGCCGCTGCCGGTAGGCTGTGGGCCAAGGGCCACATAAAATGTGGACAGGATGTTGCCGGAATTGATTGAAACGGGGCCAGCCGTCGATGTGGCCGTATTTGCGGCGGAGAATGTGAATGTGTTTGTCGTTGGCACGGTTAGAACTGTGTACAGGCCAGATAGCGTCAAACCGCCTAAAGCTGTCGCAACGCCGACATAAAAACTGTCGCCAACATTATAGCCGTGATTGTTGAATGTCGTGGAAATGATCGACGATCCGCTCGTCGTCGAGAACGCGTAGGACAGGCCACCACTGGTTACGGTTGCCGTCGCCAGAGCGGAGGCGTTAATCGTGTATGTGGTGCCGCTTGCCGTGTAAATTGCATAGGGGCCGGTGAGAATCAGTCCGCCGACAGATACGGGCGTGACATAGTTTACAAAGTCCAGAACTGACGAGGTAATCCCCGCGTCTGTAACGGTGACAGTGTTTGACCCAGATGTCGTTGAAAAATTCGGGGCTGAATTCGTGACCGTTATCTGGGGAGTGATGTCAACGAGGTTATTGCCCGTCAGGACATCGAGCTGTGATTCGCCGCCGATGCCTAAATGATTGGTGGCGTTAAGATCGGCCCAGCCTTTTAGGGCGCGAATTTTAGATGACAGGGCAGAATTGTAATACGACACCCAGCCGCCAAGCTTTTGCGCCAGACCGTAGCCGTTGCGCTCTGGAAGAAACCGGATCAGGGCCGAAGACGAATAAGCAGCCTCGTTGAGCGCCAACGTGGTGTTGGTCTCGACGCCCGGCTTAAGCTTAATCGTGTTATGGGGCATTAGGATGCCTTCCAAAAAAGATGGTTATCTTGGATTGGAACATTACATCCCTTGCTAAGATTTTCAAATTTTGTAATCACTTGCAAATTCCATGGTACATGCAAACCATTAAATCCATCGCCATGTAATGGGTGGATATGATCCACATGGTGAATTACCCCGGTTTGGACAGAACGTGCTGTAGCTATATCATATATCTCTTGAATTTGCGCTAATTGAATTGCAGACAACCAAAATGGAGTAGCATTGATTTTTAAAGCACGACGTGTCGCCGAACGAACTTTATAATAAGGCTTATTGTTTTCATAATGATTTCTCATATATGAGTTATGCTTTACTCTATTGACACTAATCCAATCATTAGATTTTTTAATAATAACATCCTTGTTTTTATTATAATGCAGTTTTCTTTTTTGTAATTCATTTTCTCTATTGAGATAATATCTATCTTTGTCTCTTTCTAAATGAGTTTCTTTGTTTTTGTCTCTATATATTTTTGATCTTGTTTTTGCAGTATCCTTGTTTAATTGATACCAATCTTTTGCTTTTTTCAAATCACATTTTTTGCAATTGTAATGGTGACCATCTTTCCTTGAGCGATTTAATGAAAAATCGTTCAATGATTTCATCTCTTTGCAAATATTGCAAATTTTTGTTTCCATTTTTTTACCTTGATGGGGTAGCAACAGGAGATTGAGAATAAGAAGTCCAAGCTGCATCTTGATATTTTTTACGATTTTCTTCAGACAGAGCAGACCTAAGAAGAACTTGATACTGGCTCTCATAACTTTGAGCCATCTGCGGATCATCTGACATACGGCCAAAGTTGCGCTGATATGCAGAAATATAGATCATGGAAGCCATAATCATCATATCTGGCAAATTAGTAGAGATATATGTCTGCGTATTCGTGGCCGACAATGGAGCCGAACGAACTGTGCCAGTCAATCGAACTTGATAAGCCAAATCTGGAATTGGGCCAATCGTCATGATCTGAGATGTGAAGCCAGTCGTTGCCGCATCACCGCCGTATTCAGCGTAAAACTGTGGCAATCCAGCAGTTGAACCGCCACCGTAGACATTTTGAATGTATTCTTTTGTCACAGGCAGCAACGGGGAAGATACACCCGATCCAGTGATAACTTCCATCGTCTCAGTCGTTACAAACTGTGTCTGTGGAATTGTAAACGTACCGCTATTAGCTGTCAGCGAGTAAGCCGTCGTGCTAATCTGGGTGGAAAGAAAATCAAGGTCACGTTGCATACGCAATTCAGCATATGAAATCATTTGAGGCAGAATGATCTGATAATTTGGATCAGTGGTAGGAACCACAGCCATCGTAGCAATCTGCTGGACGTATGTATTGTAATCCATGACTATCCAACCATGTTAAATGCCGCTGTTTCAACCTCAGAAACGCGGCGCGACCAACCTTTTCCAAAGTTAGCATAGTTTGATAGAGATTGTAAGAAGGCTAAACGGGCTTCGCAAACTCTCGTTGCAACATCGCGAGGGTTTGACGTTTCAAGAGCACTAAGTGTGGCTGGCCCGATTTGTCCGTCCGCATTAACATTGAGAACCGTTTGAAGGGCTTTCGCTGCGCGGGACGGCCCCGAATTAATGGCAAAATCAAATACGGCATAATCCACGCCCATAGGTAGATCGTCACCCTTTACCGTATCCCAATATTTATCTTTGTACAGCGGCATGACATCATTTGGCGTCAAAGCCATAATGTCGCTCTTTGTTACCGCATGTCCAACATACTGTTCCCAAACTGCTTTAGTGCATCCTAAGTTGGTCGCACCGCCGGGGTCTTTTGAGTTATCCGTGTAACCGCCTTCATTTTTTAAAACTAATGCTAGGCACCGCTCAAAATTTCCAATCATATCAATTCTCTTGCGTGTTCAATCCTGTGGCAATTT